TCTTCAATGAATTCTGTTGTCAAAGAAAAGATTAAAAGACTTAATGAGAAATTCAAAGAAGAGTCCATTAAGGAGGTTATGACGGAAGAAAAAATTGAGATGCAAAAAGAGTTTATTGAAAATATTGAAAAGAATGGAGAGAAAAATATAAAGTTAAAGAATACAAAAATTAAAGAACTCCAAGATAGCATTGAGTTATTAATTGAAGATACTGATAAAAAAAATTCAATATCTGCCGATTTGCAAAAGCAAAGTGAAGAACTTGGAGACCCAACAAAAAAACTTAAACAACTTTCTTCTCTGAAAGGTAAACTATCCCAAAAGGCATCAACAATTAAAGAGCAGCATCAATTTTTTGATAATAATACGGTATGCCCTACTTGCACCCAAACCATTGATGAAGATTTTAGGTTAAATAAACTTAGTGAGTTTCAAGATAAAGTAAAAGAAATTGAAGTTGGTTATAAAGAAATTAAGACTCTTATAGAAAATGAGGAACTTAGGGAATCTGAATTTGCAAAAATTGCAAAACAAATCAATAACATAAACAATGAAATTTCTAGCAATAACATTAAAATCTCTCAATTTAATAAGCAATCAAAGGAACTTGAATATGAAATTCAAGAGATTACCAATGGAATTAAAAACACAAATACTGAGAGGAATAAGTTAAAGAAACTTCAAACCGAATTGAAAGAAATTGGTGATTCAAAATCTAAGTATAAAGAAGATGTCTCTTATTTTGAGTTTGTTGGTTCTATGTTGAAGGATGGGGGCATTAAATCAAAGGTCATTAAAAAATATCTTCCATTGATGAACACACAAATCAACAAGTATTTGAATTTGATGGATTTTTATATTAATTTTTCCTTTGATGAAGAATTTAAAGAAAATTTAAAATCCCCAATTCATGAAGATTTTACATATGAATCTTTTAGTGAAGGTGAAAAAATGAGAATCAATCTTGCTATTCTTTTTACTTGGAGGGAAATTGCAAGAATGAAGAATTCTGCAAATACAAATCTTCTAATTCTTGATGAAGTATTTGATAGTTCTTTAGATGGAAATGGAATTGACTACTTTAGTAAAATAATCAGATATATGTTAAAAGATACAAATGTATTTGTAATTTCTCATAAAACAGATGAAATGATGGATGCATTTGATGACGTAATCAAGTTTGAGAAAGTTAAGGGATTTAGCAAAATTGCTTCTTGACTGTTCCCCAAAACCTGATATACTTAAAAAGGACCTTTAGTAATGAGTTTGAAGTGGAAGAAAACTTTTTGAATTTGAGTAATGGTGATGAAACCATCGCATCCCAAGAGTTTTGGTACAATGATGGAATCAGTCTTACGGGAAACCCCCACTATTCTCCCGATACAATTACTTTTAATATGAATACTGATAACAACAAAAACGGTTTTTGGAAGTATAATGAAGACAAGATTCTGAAACAACTCGAAGAGTACCTTGCAAGCACCTATAGTCAGCATTATGTTGATAGAACAGGTGGAGGAAAAGAGCAAACTCTAGACAAAATTAAGCATAACCGTCGTGAAGGATTCTGTGCTGGTAATGTAACTAAGTATATTGATCGGTATGATGTAAAGGGAACTCCCCGACAGGACTTGTTTAAAGTCCTTCATTATACTATGCTCTTGATTAATCATCTGAACCTTATTGAAAACAAGTGAATTGATACTTTTTATGAAACTTTCTCCTGAGACTATTACAACCCTTAAGAACTTTGCTTCCATTAACCAATCTATCTTGGTTAAGAATGGTTCTAAACTTCGCACAATTAGTGTGATGAAGAACATTCTTGCAGAAGCAGAAGTTAAGGAAACTTTCCCAAAAGACTTTGCGATTTATGATCTTAACCAGTTTCTAAATGGTTTGAGTTTGCACCAAGACCCAGACCTTGATTTTTCTAATGATACTCATCTGATTATTCGAGAAGGCAAACGTAGGGTAAAGTATTTCTTTGCTGACCCAGAAGTAATTGTGACTCCACCTGATAAGGAACTTGAACTTCCCTCTCAAGATGTTTGTTTCCAATTGGAGCACTCTCAACTTGATAAACTGATTAAAGCATCTGCTGTTTATCAACTTCCAGACCTTTCAGCAGTTGGTGAAGCAGGTGTGGTAAAACTCGTTGTTCGTGATAAGAAAAACGATACTTCCAATGAGTTTTCTATTATTGTGGGTGAAACTGATAGTGAGTTTACTTTCAACTTCAAAGTGGAAAACATTAAGATTATTCCTGGGACTTATGACGTTGTAGTTTCCAAAAAACTCCTGTCTAAGTTTACAAATCCCAAATATAATCTTAATTATTATATTGCCCTTGAACCTGATTCTACTTTTTCATAATGGACTTTCTTCTTTATCTTACACCGATTGGGAATCAAATACTTAATAAAATTATTTCTAAAAATTATATTGTTAGGGAAAATGCTCCAATCTGTAGAAATAAAGAATTATTTGGTACTTTAACTAGACCAGATTTTGTAATCTGCACTAATAATATTAAAAATACAATTAGTCCAGTAAAACACTATGTCAATGAAACTGTCTATCACGAGGCAGTCCACGTAATTCATTCTTGCAAAGGGGGTCCAATTGGAATTAAGAATATCCAGTTGGACTCTTGGAAACTGAATGATGTTATGCGGTCTTCTAATATAACAAAACAGCATCAAGTCTATGAACTTGAGGCATATTGGTTGGAAGATAAACCAGAATTGGTTAATGATTATCTACAAAAATTTTGCTTTTAAATTAGGATTATTTGTAAATTCTTTTATTTCTGATTCTATACCAGTCAGGATGTTTGGAACTATCAATTCTTTTCCTAACCGATTTTGGAGTTCCTAAACTTTTATAATATTCTTCTGCTGCTTTGATTGAAGGAAACTCCTTTCCTTCGCAAACAACTGGATATGAATTTGCTCTACTAACCTTTCTTTTTGCTTCTTCTGGGAACTTTTTCCCTAGCATTCCGTAAGTGGCATATTCTTCTTTAGGTTTTTTGTTATGGTATTCTTTCATAGACTTTATAAAATTTGGGGATAGAGAAGTATCTCCCCCTTCTCCACCTGAAGTCATATTGTATGTTGGATTTAGATTGTTTATCCAAAATATTTCTCTTTCATCTAATTTTTCTTCTGGTATTTTAGTTTCTATTTCTTCTATGATAAAATTAGAGCATCCATATTTTCTTATTGCCCTATGGAGGTATGTTTGAGAATTGTATGATGAGTTATAAAAATGCTCTTGTAATCTAACATTTTTTGGTTTGGTTGTTTTTCCAATATAAAAATCACCATTTACTTGATTGACTATCTTGTATATAAGCATAGTTGAAAAGTATCGTCCCATTTTTATTTATATAATGAATATTGATAGAACTGATTTTCTCTGGTGCGAAAAGTATAGACCGCGGACAATTGAAGAGTGTATTCTCCCAGAAAATATTAAGAAAACATTTAGAGATTTTCTAAATAAGGGTGAAGTGCCAAACCTGCTTCTTGCTGGTCCTGCTGGATGTGGTAAGACAACAGTTGCTAAGGCACTGTGCAATGAACTTGGAGTGGATGTATATGTCATCAATGGATCCGACGAGGGTAGATTCCTCGATACTGTCCGAAACAATGCGAAAAACTTTGCTTCGACCTTATCACTTACGTCGTCTGCTAAACACAAAGTCATCATCATTGATGAGGCAGATAACACAACCAACGATGTTCAACTCCTCCTACGGGCGTTTACTGAGGAGTTTAGTGGCAACTGCAGATTCATCTTCACCTGCAACTACAAGAACAAAATCATTGAACCTCTTCATTCAAGGTGTGCGGTCGTTGAGTTTTCAATCACTTCAAAACAAAAACCAACAATCGCAGCAGGATTCTTCAAAAGACTCCAGCAAATCCTTGAACTGGAAAACATTAAGTTCGATGCAAGAGTCCTTGCAGAACTCATCAACAAACACTTTCCAGACTGGAGGAGAGTCCTCAATGAATGCCAAAGGTACTCGGTGGGTGGAGAAATTGATACAGGCATTCTCTCCTCGTTCTCGGAGATAAAAACTGATGACCTGATTAAAAGTCTTAAGGAAAAGAACTTTCCCGAAGTACGTAAATGGGTCGTCAGTAATTTGGATAATGATTCTGGGGTACTTCTTCGTCGTGTTTACGATGCTTGTTATGAAATCCTAGATGGTCCTTCTATTGCTGCTGCTGTCCTTATTGTTGCTAAGTATCAGTATCAAGCAGCATTTGTGGCAGACCAAGAAATTAATCTTCTTGCTGCGTTAACTGAAATTATGGTTGAGTGTAAATTTAAATGATTGATGTAAAATTGCTACGTATTACAACTGGTGAAGAAGTAGTTGCCGAACTTCTTTCTGAAACAGAAAATACAATTACCATTCAGAATGCTCTTGTAGTTCTTCCTACAAATAATGGTGTAGGATTTGCTCCTTGGGCAACAGTTATTAATCAAGATAAACCAGAAATAGTTTTATCAAAAACTCATATTATATACAAAGTAGAAGTTCAAGAGGATCTTTGTAAAAAATATAATGAGATGTTTGGAAGTAAATTGATTACTCCAAATGAGAAAAAGATAATTCTTTGATAGTTCGTGAAATGGTTGAATTGAAAGATTGGTTAAATTCAATTAACCAAACAAAAAAAAATCTTCTTGATGAAGACCGTACTCTTGAAAAGGAGTATCCCCCGTATATTGTTAATAAGTGCCTCAGTGGCAGCATTGATTGTATTATGTTTGTTAATGAATTAAATATCAATAACAGACTAGATAAGAAACTTCAATATGATTTTCTTATAAATACTGTGAGAACCAAGAAGAGATTTTCTCCTTGGATAAAAAAGGAAAAAATTAAAGACCTTGAATACGTCAAATCTTACTATGGATATAGTACTGAAAAGGCAGAGCAAGCGTTGAGGATTCTTTCTGAAGAACAAATTAATTTCATTAAACAAAAACTTGATGTTGGAGGAACAAAATGAGCGTCGTTCAAGAACCTGAAGTGAAGTGGTCACCAGACCAAATGGTGGAAGTTATTCTTAATGAACCAGATGATTTTTTGAAGGTTCGTGAGACTCTTACCAGAATTGGTGTAGCATCACGTAAGGAAAAAAAGATTTATCAATCTTGCCATATTCTGCATAAACAAGGTAAGTATTACCTAGTTCATTTTAAGGAGTTGTTTGCTCTTGATGGCAAACCAGCAAACCTTACGGTGAATGATGTCCAACGTCGCAACAGAATTTCTCAATTACTTGCTGATTGGGGTCTAATTACTATTGTTGATGTTAATAAAATTCAAGATATTGCACCACTCAATCAAATCAAGGTCCTTTCTTATAAGGACAAAGGTGATTGGATTTTGGAAACTAAGTATAATATTGGTGCTAAGAAAAAAAGAGTTGAAGGGGAAACCGAATAATTTTGTAGGGGGGTTAACACCCCCTTTTTTAATGTCTTATGATATATAAGTATAGGATGCCGAAAGGGTCCACAAAACACAAACTCGCTTTTAAAGGAGCTACTATAATGACTAATCTGATGAAGTATCAGGCTGCGGATCTTCCTGCTTTGCTGGAAAGAATTAATCGCAATACGATTGGTATGGATGAATACTTTGATCGTATTTTTAAAATTCACGAAACAACTTCCAATTATCCGCCATATAATCTTGTTCAAGT